TACTCACACAAAGAGAAGTGCAGCTCATGACTGGCAAGGCATCAGGCACAGCAGAAGAGCGTTCGGTTGCCGTGCTGAAGCTCAAGACCTTTCAGGCAAAAGTGATTGATCCCATGTATATGCTGGCGGTCGATTCATTGATTCCAGAAGCGGAAAAGAAAGCGGAGATAGCTGTAGCCACTGGTGAAAACTTCGATAAGGCATACCACCGGGAAATGATGCGGTTAACCAGAGAAGCGGGATTAAGGAGATAAGGGAATGAGAGAGACAGCAGAAGTAGCAGAGTTAGATCAGGACGGACCGGAGGGTGCAATCGACATCACGCAGGACGATTCCCTTTCAAGCCGAGTGGTGAAGTATAACGTCACCTTCGCGCAGATAGCCAAGCTGGAACAAAAGTATGCGGTCGTCCCTGAAGACTTGAGCGTCAAGGCCAATTACGAGTTGGTCAGAAAAGCAGTGTCTCACGTTAAAGGGCTCAGGGTTGACGTTGAGAAGAGACGCAAGGAGTTGAAGGCCGATTCACTGGCATGGGGTAGAAAAGTTGATGGTGCCGCAAAAGAATTGACAGAAAAATTGGTAACCATTGAGGAACCGTTCGCAACTGCCAAAAAGGACTATGACGCCGCTGAAGAGAAGCGGGTTGATGGGATTGCGGAACGGATAGCTACCATCAAGGCATTGGTTGAGGCCAATATTTCCGCAACATCTGAATCGATCATGCTGGATATCGAAAATCTTCTCCAAGATGATCTAGTCTCGGAGTGGGCCATGGAGTTTGCAGGAAAAGCCCAGGAGGTTATCAGCGAGACAGTAGCCAAGCTGACCGAGCTCCACGATATGAAGCACCAGCAGGAAACCTTTACCAAGCAGCAGGCAGAAGCCGAAGCCAAGCGTATTGCTGACGAAGAAGAAGCTAGGAAGCAAAGAGAAATCGAAGTTGAGAAAGAGCGTGTCCGCATGGAGGCCGAGCGCGCAAAAATGGAAGAAGAGCGGGCAGCCATGGAAGCCGAGCGCGCGAAAATGGCTAAAGCTGCTGAAGAACTGGCTGCCATCCAGAAAGCCAAAGATGACGAGCGGGAAGCTGCAGCCGAAGTCGAGCGGTTGAGACTGGTTGAAGAGCAGGCCAAAAGGGAAGCTGAAGCCAGAGCAGAGCAGGAAAGGAAGGAAGCTGAAGCAAGGGCCGAACAAGCCAAGAGAGATAAAGAGCGTGATGAAATCGAAGCCTATGCAGAGAACGAACGGCTGAAGATGGTAGCCGAGATTGAGGCATTGAAGAAGGCTCAGGAGCCGGTTGTTGAGGAAATTCAGCCGAAAGAGCCTGTTGCTCGGGAATCAGTTACTGATCGATGGATCAATGAACTCCGCGCCCGGGAAGAAAAAGAAATGCAGGAACACAACGAGCAAGGTGTCTCGGATTACAAAATGGCCGGCAGAGGAATGATCAAGTTTATAAGCAATCGGGAGGTAACAAAAAACCTTCTCGACGCAATCGTCAACGGGGATATTCCCAACGTAAAATTCACCGGAAGCATTTAACAGAAAGCAATTTGTACCAACAGGGGTTTCCCCAATAATATTATTTACCGGAGTTATCTAAATGAAAGAGAAGAACGAAACAGCAGTAACAGAAAAAGGCGTAGTTGTAGCAGGTACCCAGGCAGTAGCCACATATCAGGAACCTTTTGATGACGGATTTGGAGAGCTTGCACCATCCGACGTAAGGATCCCCAGGCTTATAATTGTTCAGCCTCAAGTTAAGGGAATGCCGGAAGAGGCAGTAGGCAAACTGCACATAAATATTACCGGTGACTTTTGGGATAACTTGACTGTTTGCCCGATGAAGATGGTCAAAACAAGAATCTGTTTCCCGAAGGAATATGACGAGGAAAACGAGCCTCTTTGCAGGTCCCATGATAACAAGAATCCTGCCAACGATATTCTTAACGCAACTCCACTGTGCGATTCCTGCGAGCTTCTCCCAAAAGCTGAAGGAGAAAAAAGGGCCAAATATAAGTGTCAATATGCGAACTGGACTACCACCGATAAGGGCAAGTCCAAACCACCACAGTGCCAGGAAACATATAACTATCTGTTGGTGGATCTGGAATCGTATATGCCGATGTGGGGGTCTTTCAAGTCAACGGCGGTTTCAGCAGCAGTCAAAATAACATCTTCATTGAAGATCCTTTGCCAGGCCAAGAAAGTAGGTATGTGGGGTATGCAATTCGATATAGCCACGCAGAAAGACAAGAACGGCGGGAATTTTTATTTACCAGTTCTATCGAGCCCCGTGAAGGTGGGCGAAGATCATGCTCTCTCTATGGCCGAGATAAGAGAACAGGTCAAACACATCATGCCTTCAGACTCAGCCGAGCAGGAAGCTCCTGACGTATCGGGTGCGCCGCCCGTGAAAACCGAAGATCCAGAAGAGTTTTAATAAGCGGATAGAACGGAAATATCAAATAGGTAAGGAATTCTAAAAATATCAATCCCATTGTTCTGCAGTGGGGTTGATGGAGGGCATAATGGCAAAAACAATAGAAGTCGAATTCGAACTTGGCGAAATGGTTATTTCGAAAGACAGCATTGTTCAAAGAGCAAAAGGTGACTCAAATATCAATAAAATCGACGAGGCTGCACCTGTTGAGAAGATTCAAGCAGAGTATGGCAAGGAAGTTTTCTGTAAAAAATATTGTGTCGATGGTCGCTGGTATCTCGCGGGGGAGCTGATCAAGAAAGAGGATGCCAGGAAGGAAGCGCTCAAGTTTCTGATTGGCCGGATAGAGGCTGTTTCGGCGTAGAAATCACCAAAAACCAACAACATTCAAAGGGAATATAGAATCATGGGATTATTAAAAGGACCTGCAAGTTTTGTCGAGTTCGGCATTGTTGACGGAGCCAATCCGACACCGACCGAAAGCGATTTTATCAGCGAAAGAATCAAGACGCTTGCCTTTCAGGATATCGACGACACATACGATGAATACTCGGTCGGGTGGGTATCTGTCATCGATATGTTTGACTCAAAGTTCCTGCAGGGTAACGAAGCAATGGGGAATTTCGTTTTTGTCTCCATGCGAGTTGACGAACGAAAAGTACCGGCAGCCGTTCTGAATAAGTTTGTCGCAAAGGAAGAAGCCCGGATCAGGGTGGAAAGGCAGATCCCCCGGCTAAGTAGAGGTATGAAAATCGAGATAAAGGAAAGAATCAAGGCTGAGCTTACCACAAAAGCAAAGCCGGTACCGACTGTCACGGATGTCTTCTGGAGTACATCTACCGGTACTATTTACTTCTTTTCAACCAATAAGAAGATGCAGGCCATCTTTGAAGACAAGTTCAGAAAGACGTTCGGCCTGTTGATTTCTCAAAAAGTTCCTTCCACCATTGCCGAATCTTTCATTCCGGACGTGGCACAGTTTCAAATCGATGCCCTTTCGGCATGCACTTTCATCTAAGGAGATTGGCGATGGATTTAATAGATATCATAGTTGAAAAAAGATTCGTTGGTCAGGAGTTCCTTACCTGGTTGTGGCGGAAGAGCGAAACGGAAGGTGGAGAAATAAAAGTCCATTACGACAATCCTGATGATGTGATTGAAGTGGTCTTTGAGCAGAGAATTCTGCTGGACGACACCAACGATGGAAAGGTTGTCTGTTCGGGCCCGTCAGAATTACCTGAAGCGATATGGGGTCTATCTGTCGGCAAAAAAGTAGAGCAGGCAAAGATAAGACTGACTGTCAACGATCTTGAATACTCACTCACCCTGTCCGGTTCTCTCCTGGAATTCAAGGGCGTTAAGTTGCCAAAAACAGCCGGTACGGAAAGCGCCGAGGATATGGCCGGACTGATGTACGAAAGGGTAGGCATGTTCAACAGTCTCCGGGATGCTGTCCATTCTCTATTCAAGAAATTCTTATTGATTCGTGTTGATCCGGTGAAGTGGGGTAACGAGCTCATAGACTTGAGAGCTTGGATAAATACGTACCGGCAATAAGAAACCTTTTGGTATCACAACAAATCTTATATCCGGCTCACTATGATGAGTGGGCCGGATAACCACAAACAGGAACAAAAGATAATGGACACTGAAAAAGATCCAAACGGCATGGCTCCCTCTGAACCAGGGGCGAAATTAGACGACGGAAAGCCCAAGGCAGCACAGATCCTTCGCATGTTTTCAAGGGCGCTTTGGGAGGTCGCAAGAGTAGGCACATTTGGGGCGGCTAAATATAGTATGGGCGGCTGGCAGTTTGTCGAGGATGGAATCAACAGGTATGCAGATGCAGAGATGCGCCACTGGTTAAAGCGGGGCATGGGTAGAGAGATTGATGGTGATTCAAGGTTGCTGCACCTTTCGCAAGAGGCATGGAACAAATTGGCTGAGTTGGAATTGTATCTGCGGGAAATGGAAGGGAGCGGGGAAGTTGAAGCAGAGAAACCAAGAGACACGTTCTTGAGGCGTCACGATGATATTAAGGATAGTCCCATGGAGATATCAAAATGTTAATAATATGTGTCCTTGGCTCAGGATCCAAAGGAAATGCCATATATGTCAACTGTGACGGACAACAGTTTCTTGTGGATTGTGGATTTACTAAGAGAGAGACTTCGAAGCGGCTGGCTACGATTGGCAGAAAAATAGACGATCTTGACAGGGTGTTTGTAACTCACGATCACGGAGATCATTGCGCCCCATGGATAAAAAAAGAAGGGTTTTATCGCAATGGAGATTTTTCAGAATTTCACTGCAAAGATATGGTTGTCAGGTCTTTCCCACTCTCTCACGACAGCGATTCAGGATCATACGGCTACGTCATTCAAGACAAAGACGGCAACCGTGCAGTAATCGCAATGGACACCGGCTGCATACCGGAAGAGGTTCTTCCATACTTCTTCGATGCTTCCATTGTCATGATCGAAACGAACTACAATATCGATATGCTGATCAACAGTCCGTACCCGAGTGAGCTTCAGGAAAGGATAGCTTCAGATGTCGGACATCTTCGCGACGAGTGTGCGGCTGAGGTTGTCGGGGCAGTCATGTGGCCGGGGTTAAAATATGTTGTGGCCATGCACTTGAGTAGTAATTGCATTAATCCGGTTTTGGCTCGGTTTGAGTTGGAGAGTGTTTTGAGTCGGGGTGAGGTGGGGTTTGGCGGGATTGGCTCTGGCGGTGGGACGGTTGAGCTTGTGGTTAGTGAGCAGGTTCGTCCCTCTAAGATGATGGTAGTGATGTGAACGTTCTCGATCTTTTCAGCGGAATAGGCGGTTTCTCTTTAGGTCTTGAACGGGCGGGAATGAAAACAATTGCCTTTTGCGAGATTGAAGAATTTCCCCGCAAAGTATTACGTAAACATTGGCCAAACGTGCCAATACACAAAGATGTGAGGACACTACATGCAAAAGACATCACCGGAACAATTGACCTTATTTGCGGGGGATATCCGTGTCAGCCGTTCTCTTGTGCCGGGCAGCGAAGAGGCTCGGAAGATGACCGTCATCTCTGGCCGGAATATTTACGACTTATACAAGAGATTCGTCCCAGATGGATTATTGCTGAAAACGTTGCTGGTCATGTCTCCATGGGGCTCGACCAGGTGCTTTCTGACCTGGAAAGCGAAAACTACGCCTGCTGGACGTTTATTATTCCAGCTTGCTCCGTCAATGCCCCGCACCGACGAGATAGGCTGTGGATTGTTGCCAACAATAGAAGCGAACGAACGAAACGCTTATCCACGGTGGACGAAAACAAGGAAGGATGGGCAGAGTTTCGAACCGAACCTGGCGGGAGTTGTGAGACTTCTTCCAACTCCGAGGAGTTCTGCAGCGATGGGAGAAGATCTTCGGGCTATTCGGCAAAGAGGGAAATTCAACTCAAGACTAGAGGGAAGCATTGCTTTTTTGCCAACACCGACAGTCAACGACTCGAAAAATTCGACACTACCTCAATCGCAGCGATCGAGGGATGCTTTGCCAGGAGCGTTTTTGAGAGAATCACCACAACAGAGTGGATCGCTGAACCCGGAGTTTGTCCGCGAAATGATGGGGTATCCAAAGGGGTGGCTGGACGTGTAGCGAAGCTGAAAGCTCTTGGTAACGCAGTCGTCCCGCAAATCCCAGAACTGATAGGCAGGGCGATAATGGAAGTCGAAAATAGAAGGATAACCAAATGAAAAAACAAAAAGAAAAAACAACAATATCCGGCCAAATATCCTCAGTGAAGTTTAGGAACAGCGAAGGATGGTCAGTGTTCTCGGTAAGGGATTCTTCCTCATCTTCCTCGTCTTCATCGTTAGAAGACGCGCTGAACTCATCTCTACCGATTATCTACAACTGCACAGGAACATTAGCCGGAATGTGCGAAGCCGGTTCAGAGGTCACTTGCACAGGCACAATGGAGCTAGGCCCATACGGTCGGCAATTGAAGTGCGAAACAATTGTCCCCGCAGCGCCCGATGTGTCAACAGATGCCGGGGTGGTAAAACTCCTTCAGCGATTACCTGGGATCGGACCAAAGAAAGCAATGCAGGCCGTCCAGCAATATGGACACGTCGAAGCCTGGAAGCTGGCCGGTAGCGATCCTGAAAAAATAGGCGTGAAACCAGCCGACGCGGAGGAAGCAAAGAGAATCACCGCAACACTCCTTGAGTCATATAACGCAACTGTTTACCTACTTGGAATCGGCCTTACTGATCATCAGGCGGCAGTGATTTACAAGATGTACGGCAACGATACTATCAGGGTTGTGTCCGAGGATCCTTATCAGATGGTTGAGATTGACGGGTTTGGGTTTATCACCATCGACAAAATTGCTTTGAAAGCCGGGGTGGGCGTCGGCAACGTGTCGCGGATTAATGCCTGTATTCTTTATGTGCTGGATGATAGCGCGACGAATGGCGGGAATATATGGCATTCAGGGTGGAGCCTGGTCGATATCGTTTTGAACACTCTCACGGAAACGGCCATGAAAGCCGAGGTATCCCTTGTTGGCGCCCCGGATAAGGAAACTGTGCGGCGTCAGGTTCATTTCATGGCTTCGGAGGGGAAGATCGTTATTCAGAAAGGTCGGGTTTTCTCTAGAAACTTGCTCGAAGCTGAACAAGCTATTTTTGATTTTATTAGCGGAGGGTTGCAGGCTGCTAATTTGCCACAGCCTGTTATGGAGGGGAACGCATGAAACCAACAGAGATTATCCGAGTTGAAGTCGGTTCAAACTCGTACGGAAAACAATACTTCTGGACCTGCAACAACAATGTGACGTACGAGACTAAAGAAATTGCCGCAATCATTGGGACCAGTTCACAGAATCTTATCAATAAATTCAAGTTCCATGGTCTGGTCAACGACAAGCTGTTCAAGCCATCCGTCAAGATTGCTAAAAAGAAAACCAAGGCTGAAAAGGAGGCAGAGGAAGCCAAAGAGAATAAAGTTAAGCCTATTGACCACGGTAGTCCTCTCTGCAATGTCGGTGACAGAGTTGAACATAGAGGCGAGGTTGTTGATGTGGCGCAGGTTGTTTTTCAGGGAACAGAATCAACAAAATCGGCTCAATGGCAACGTGCTGAGGTTCGGGTGTGTCGGATTTTGAGCAACGGCCAGGTACTTCGACGTTCTCCCAGGTATATCGGGACCGATTGGAGGCATTTGTAATGGCAACCTTGGATCACTCACAACAACAATCTGTTGATAATATATCAAAGCTCACCTACCCGACCTATCTATTAATCGGGGCAGGCGGGAGCGGCAAAACCTTCACAATTCAACATCTCCTTACTCAGCTATGGGATGATTTTGAAAATACCGGGATAACCAACGAAACAACATATCTTGCAGCCCCAACAGGCAAGGCAGCACGCGTAATGAACGACGCTTTCAAGTTGACCGGCTTCGAAGTTGAAAATCAGGCTGCAACTATTCACCGGCTTCTTGCTTATAATCCCGGCGCAGGGTGGGGGTACAACGAGGACAACCACCTTGATGCCACAATGATCGTGCTCGATGAGGCGTCTATGGTCGATAGTGTTCTTCTTTCAAGGGTCGTGGCTGCCATGCCTCCGGGTTGCATATTGATCATGGTGGGTGATGACAACCAGTTAGAGCCAGTAGCGCCGGGGCAACCTTTCGCTGATCTGATTGCATACGGAAAATCCGAAATCATCAACCGTCTCCTTACTAACCACAGGCAGGCTCAAGGGAGCTTGATAGCCGATGGTTGTCTGAAGATACTCGATGGAAAAAAGCCTACGTTCGGAACCAGGGGAGAAAACACGCTTGGAGGAATTTTAAAAGACGATCTTTTCTTTGTTGAGCGAGATGATAAGGAAGAGATCCCCGAGACAGTAGCGGACCTTTGCCGGGAATGGCACAAGCAGGGGTTAGATTACACTGTACTGGCGCCTCAGAAAAAAGGTGTGTGCGGAGTTGAGGCCCTGAATAAGTATTTGCAAGAAGAACTGAATCCGGCAGGCGAGGGAAAAACGGAGTTGAAGGTTGCCTGGTTGACTTTTCGGGAGGGTGACAAGGTTAAACAAATTAAGAACGACTATGGGCTTGACGTATTCAATGGATTCGTTGGAACCGTGGTGTCCATAGGTGTTGATTTTGAAGGGAACGATATTGTGACGGTTGATTTCGACGGTCAGGTGGTGACGTACTCAGAGACAAAGCAATTAAAGAATCTGGTCCTTGGATATTGTCAAACAATCCATTCCGCTCAGGGCAGCCAGTGGAAGTATGGCGTCGTTGTCTGTCATTCGAGCCATTATTTTATGTGGAGCCGAAGTTTGTATTACACTTCGATGTCAAGATTTCGTCAGGAATTGCATGTTGTCGGAGATAATAAAGCAATGAAAAGAGCGCTTTCAAATGTGGTTAGCGGCGAAAGGAATACATTTTTAAAACTGAAACTGTCAGGGGAGCAATAACCATGAAAGAAGACGTGATAGGCAATAGGTACGGGTTTGTTACAGTAATAAAAGAGCTTCCCTTGTCAAAAAGCAGGCAAAGAGTTGTTAGATTTGTTTGTGACTGTAAAGAAGAGTCTTCCACGTTGCTTCTTAATCTTGTTTCAGGAAACACCAAGTCTTGTGGTTGTTTGCGAAAAAAAACAATATCCAAGATGACCACAAAACACGGATTCAGCAAAACAAGGATTTATAGAATCTTCCATGGGATGAAAAATCGGTGTTTTAATGAGAATAATCAAGCATACAAGGATTATGGAGGAAGGGGGATTTCTATTTGCCAAGAATGGCTAGATGATTTCCTTTCTTTTCGCTCATTCTGCTTGGAAAATGGGTGGAAGCCGGGACTCGAAATAGACAGAATCGACAACGATGGATGGTATCAGCCAGATAATTGTCGATTTGTGCCTGGAAATGTAAATGTAAAAAATAGGAGGCTCCTTTTTAAGACAAACACTTCAGGATATAGGGGCGTTTCGAAGATCGGGGAATCTTACAAGGTTACAGTGGCCAACAACGGGAAGTCATTCCAAAAAAGAGGATTTAAAACGGCAGAAGAAGCTGCTCGATACAGAGATGAATATTGCCGGTCTTTGAATCTGAATACCACCTATAATTTTCCAGAAACGTTCGGTGGTTAAATGCAAGAAACAATCCCATTTCCAGAAAAGATCATTGTCTCATGCGTCACCAAGAGCAAAGGACCGCTCACCAAGATCATGAGACTTGATCCTGAAACAAAAGAATTACTCAAGGACGGATCAGAGTGTTCGATGTTTGCCGGCCACATTAAAAAGATACCTGTCTCTTCTCCTGCAGGGTTTGCAAAGATGCTCAGGACTCGTGACACCAATCAGGCGATTGTCCACGGGATATCACAGCATCAAGAGGCTCGTATTGTCACAAAAAACAAGGTCGGTAACCACACAAAAAGTGAGACTCCGGTTATTGCCAGGACGAAGGATTACATAACATACTCCGAGGGACCGGGGGTTATCCTCTTTGACCACGATAAAGCCAGGGCAATGTCGGTTGGTTCTGAGCAGGCATTGAAAGCGTATTCGCCCGAAGAATTGCTTGCCTGTCTCGCAACTGTTCATCCTGAAATTGCCAAGGCCGCATATGTTTCCACTCCTTCAACGTCATCATGCATCTACAGTGCAGAAGGAGAGTTGTTGCGCGGCGAAGGGACCGGCAGCCATGTGTATCTGTTTGTCGAACGAGCTTCCGATATCCCGAGATACATGGAAGTGCTTGGAGAGCGTCTTTTTCTGGCTGGATTCGGCAGGATAGAGATATCAAGGGCAGGATCGCTACTCACCCGCACTTTAATTGATTTGGTGGTGGGAAGTCCCGAGCGGCTTGATTTTGTTGCGGGAGCAGTTTGTGAAAATGGGATGGTTCAGAAATTGCCGGAACCGGTTGTCAAGAATGGCGAGATGCTGGACACCTCAACGCTGCTTGATCCGACTGCAGACCAGAAGATAAAGTACACGAAGCTCTTGGCAGATTTGAAAGAGCAGGCAAAGCCAAAGCAGGAAGAGGTTGTCAACGAGTATATAGAAAAAGAAGCAAACAAGCTGGCAAAAGTAAAGAATATCACCTTTGATGAAGCCAAAGAGGTTGTTGTTTCCAGGCAGGATCATGTACTTGCTGATGATGATATTCTTTTTTTCTCCCACATAAAAGATGGCGTGTCGGTTGCCGATGTCCTGAAAGATGGCGAAGCGTTTCACGGCAAGTCGTTAGCGGATCCTCTTGAACCTGAATACGAGGGAGGCAGCAAGACCAAGGCAAAGTTTTTCTGGAACGATGGTAATCCGAATATTCATTCATATGCTCACGGAAGTTCCAATTACAAATTCCAGCAGTTCAAAACAGATGATGACGAGGTAAATGCAAAGAACGATCCGCAGGCAGAGACGGCAATGTTTGACCGGTTTGTCTTTCTGGCATCGGAAAACAAAATCATCGACACGATAGGCCATGATATCAGAGATTCGATGATGATAGAAAGGGCCTTTATTCTGTCTCAAGCAGGAAGTTTTCACCATTACACAGATCAAGAGGGAAACGAAAAGATTATGCCACTGACAAAGCACTGGTTGATGTCGGAAAACAAAAAAGTTGCCTCGTCGCTCAAATATAAGCCTGGTTTCCCCTTGTTTTTTGTCAACGGAGACGGGCGGAGTTATTACAATACATTTCGTTTTCCTCACCAGACAGCGGCCGAGATACCGGAACAAAGAAGAAATAGATTACTCGAACCATGGCACAGGATAATGAACACGGTCTTTCATGAGCACCGAGACTACATAGAGGACTGGTTCGCCTTTTCCATTCAGCATCCGGATAAAAGAACAGGGATAATGCCGATCTGCATTTCTGACGTGGGGCTCGGTAAGTCGTTAATCATGGCAATCATGAGCAGGGTTGTCGGGCATCAGAATTTTTCCAACGCAAAGATCCTTGATGTTACGGGCCTGGGTAAGTCAGGGACTCAGTGGGGGGATTGGATTTTTAACAAGAAAATATCCTGCATCGAAGAAATAGACCCGGAAGGAGAAACGGGAATCTCCTACAAGATCCTCGACGCATTAAAAGACATTATCACCAACGAAACGCTTTCATTGAACCTAAAGGGCGGCAAGAACGGCACCTTTCCTGTTTTTTCCAACATCATTGGATTTTCGAACCACAAGAATTGTGTGAAAATTCCGCTCGGAGACAGGCGGTTATTTATCTGCGACTCAACAGGCCAGGAACTCTTGAAGCACCACGAGTACGGTGTGATATGGGACTGGATGAAGGAAGAGGATAGCATTATCGCTGTCTATCAATATTTGCTCAATAGGGAGATAGGAAAGGACTTCATACCGGGGCAGGCCAAGATGACGAGCGAGAAGAAAAGCCTCCAGGTTGACGGCAGGAGTGTCATGCAGACCGCTTTTGACATAGTGGTTAAGCAGTATCCTTGCGACCTTATAACCACGGGGGAGATGCAGACAGCTGTAGCGTACGCCTTGCATAATATGGATGGAGGTACGGGTATTCCTCCGGCTGTGAATTGGAATGCTGACAAACAATTCCAGGCGATTATGAAAACCACAACAACGCTGATTGCTGAGGGCAAGAGGGTGAGAGTTAGCAGAAAAAGCGGAGAGAGGACCTTTGGACAGATCAGGGCATTAAGGAATGCTCAGGACTGGGTAGGAGCAACAAATCAGGAAATAAGGGACGCAATGCATGTTGAAATTCCATACTTGTGGATCTCTGAAGAGGAAGAATATGTACCCTTTTAGAAGTGGAGTAATAAAAGAACGCACACTACCGAACAACGAAGAACACTCTACATGTGACCTGCGTGCGTCGTTATTGGCTTTTGTGCGTGCACCGAAAAAAACAGTGCACAGTTCCAAGCCCTTTAAAATAGGGGCTTCGCAAAAAAGTGTGCACTGTTCCTTGTTTTTCTCTATTTACATGAGAGAGAGAGATATAGGGGTAGGTAACAGGGTCCGGGGCCTTCTGGAGGGTTTCGCGCTGACAAGTTGCAAACTGAGATCAAAGCACACTTTTCAAAAACGTTGTTAGGCAAAGGAAACGAGAATGGCAATTTTATCTTTCGCGCACTTAAAAAATAAACAGAACAGCCAATCAGCCATCATCACAGAGCATGAGGTAGCGGTCGACATTCCTGCTGTGCCTGCTCAGGTGCAATCATCATCGGTTAAAACTGGCGGCGTTCTCAGCTTTGCCCATTTGAAAAATAAGTCGGCAGTAAACCAAGCGGCACAATCAACACCAAACCAACCAGGGGATGTTAAGAAAGCCGGAGTTATCCACGAAGAAAAAACCGAAACCGTAGCACCAGCACCAACCGTACCAAAGTTTTTCAAATTTCCAGCAGTCATGCCTACAGCCCTGCTCGCGGCAACAAATTATTGCCAAGGATGCGGCCGATTTCTCCCGGCAGTGAAAGCAGAAAACGAAACAGAGAAAACAATCAGTCTCAACAATCAGTACGGTCGATGCCTGCGAGAAGGAAATATCGATTCGGGCGATTCGGGCGAAGTTTGGAAAGTCATACCGGCAAGGGCAACTGTTGCTCGATGCTGGTTCAATTTAAAAAAGTGAGAGGGTGGAGAGGAATGGAAAAAACATATACAACAGAGCAGGCAGCACAAGAAGCGACAGAGTGGTGCAAAAAGAATCCTGGTTGGCAGCGGATTTGCGATATCCCTGATCATGATTCGCTTTATGAAACCTGGGATGAATTACCGGCGCGAGTAAAAAAATACTGGGAGAGAGAATGTAGGTCTGATGCAGAGGGAGCCTGGCGGGAGTTCGGGGCTGCTCGCTGCAAGGTAAAATTTGGTCATGTCTCCGGCGCTGGAGAGTTTTATAAATGTATTTTGGACGTACCAAGGTTTCATCAAGGAATGATGGTATTCAAGGTAGGTAAACCATGAACCCAAATAATCCAGACGTACAAGACACCACCCGCCACCGGATCAAGCGCAAAAACCAGAATTATTATATTTCGATAACTGAATCAGGAATAATGTTCCATGCCCCAAACGAAGGAGATCTACAGTTTCAGGACGAATACTCAGCTATCAATACAATCTGCCGGCTGGTGAGCAAACTTCGCGGTATGGGGACGAGTTGGGAAGATATTGTCAGACAGCTAGACGCGGGAAGCATGGGAAATCAGAATACCTGGAGCGCTTTGATCGTTAAAGTTATCCGGGCTGAAGGGTATGGAATGGCTGAAACTCTCACCACTGATCAGGTGTCATGATGGCAACGAAGCTAAAAATATGCGACATGGAAACAAAGGGAAATTTCACAACAGCAGTATTGACGCTCGAGGAAGCCCTGGAAGATATCAAAAGATGCCCGAAAATAAACCGAGTCTTCATCCGCGTGATATGTGCCAATGGCGGGGTAACGAACGTTAATGCCGTGCTGGTAAAGAATTCTATCTGCTCATACGAGAAATCGGATAAGACTTCGGACGATCCGGACCTTGCGCGTATCGGCTTCAGGAAAGTTCTACAGATGGTAGCAACCGATAGACACAACGGCTCGATCGTGTTCGAGATCAATTGCAAGGACTCTCGGGTTTTTAATGCCAATGTGACCGCTACGGAGCATACCAATTTATTCAGATCGGATTTTTGCGGGGAGCTTGGTGCTAAGTGGGGTGGAGGGGTTTGATTGGTAAACATTGAGCCCTTTGAAAGTGGGCTGTTTACAATGTAAACGTGTAGGACAAATGTTTACTCCCTGACGAATATCCAACCGTCAGGGAGTAAACATTATGCAGTTTCCTGTGACATGCGCTTGTTTCTCTCAATCTCCCGACATTTTTTAATAGCCTCCTGATCATCTTCAGCCACAAACCTCCTTCCGGGCGAGAATGATTCTGTTTTACGATATTCGTAGTGCCTCGCGGTAATTTGCTCGAGGATGTTGTCTGACCATTGTTTGACTATTCTTAGTTTCATATCAATCCCTTTTATCGTCAATGAAAAAATCCCCAATCACTTTTACTTGCTCAGGTGTCAGCGATATAGCTTCGCGATTTCCCATCCAAATTAAATACACATCTCCTTTTTTGACAAATCCTATGTCAGTCCGCTTAAGGCCTTTACCTGATCCGTCAGAAATAAAAACATGTCCGCTCCCCGTGTGCCGGTCCATCAGTGCTTTTTCGCTCGATTTTGTTAATTTCATCATGCTCCCTTATTTTTCAAAACTTGAAATTACGCGTCCTTAATGTCCTCGTCAAAATGCTCTTCGAAATCTTCCGCATCAAGATACTGTCCGGCCCACTCAAGGGCTTCTTCTTTGCTCATAGGGATTAATTTCTCTCCACCACAACTCCCGCCTGAAGCTGGATGACAAGCAAACCTTGTCATGCCTCCACCCTCACCGGCGAGAAAGTACATTCCTGCCCGTGGCGTTTTGTAAAGGGTGGCTTTCCAGTGGCTAAAATCTCCACTGCCTGGATAATGGCCGTGCTTATGAGTGCCAACCTCAATTGCTTTTTCAGTGTCGTAGCGGAATCCGTTTATTATTTTTTTCATTTTTATTCGCTCTCTTTTCTGATTTGCCCGACCGGAGCCGGGCTTTGTTTTTATTTTATGCTCTTTCTTTTGCTAAATATTGTTTCCACCATCTATCACAAACTTTTTTGAATATTTCTGGCTGTTTGTCTTTGCATGTTATTGTTGAGCCGCCAAGGGAACCACCGGCACATATTTGATTTCCCAATGTTCCCGACTGTCCGTTCAGGTCAACAAATACATAACTTGTCCCGTTTCCAGTAAAAAAAGTAACTTCTTGATTTAGTTTTCTGCTGTTTATTGAATATTCCATTTTGTTTTCTCCGTTTAAGTTTGTTGATTGTTGTAGGTTTAATCCTCGTTACATTCAAACAAATCAGTTATGCCATGTTTCTCGGCAAAATCCGCACAGAAGTCGTCAATAAATACATTGAGATATTCGTTCGACCAATATTCATCCAAAGCAACAAGAGGATTAAATCGCTCGTCTTTCTTTAAAATTTCTCGCAACTCGTCAATCCCGCTATTTGCTCCGTCATTGTTCCAGTGTGGTTCGCCTTTGCCGCTTCCGTTCATATCAGAGTTTTGGTAGCAGATAGAAAATCCGTCAAACCAGACCGCTACCTGGTCGTAATCTGCTTGATAATCTACGTCTGCTTTAAATTCAGTGTGCAGGATATTGAGCAATGTTTCTTTTTTATCTGTGTAAAATTTCTGTGCCTGTTCAAATGTTTTAGATTCCATAACGTTCTCCCGGTTAAGTTTGTTTTTGTTTCCCTCACTCTTGATTAAACTATACACCACATCAAGTGGACAGGTCAAGATATAAATGCACTTTTTTGGTGTATAGTTTAATAATTATCAACCCAACCAATCTGAACAGCAACCTAAACGTTGCACCTTTTTTCACCATCACACCAGAAAGTTGCATTTCCCAAGCAAACAGCTTATAATCCACGAAATACAGATTTTCCCCCGGTTCTAGCGCTTATTCCCGCTGGATGACCAAAGGCTCTGATTGACGAGAACTTATCCCCTCGTTGGTCAGAGCCTTTTTTTTTGGCTTTTTTGGAGATGTTGGATGGCACCACGAGTTGACTATGAAAGGATAGAGCCTGACTGGAGAGCTGGTATAAAAAGCCCTCAGCAACTCGCTGATGAATACGAAACCGCTACTGGTCATCCTGTAACTCGTCAAGCTATAGTCAAGCATTTCAAGAAATCTAAAATAGACAGGGACCTTTCCGAAAAGATAAGAGCCAAGGCGAGAGCTAAAGTTGCAGCAGAAAGTTGCAGGGGAAGTTACACGCGAGACAGTGCAACTGAGGCCGAAATTGTCGAAACAAATGCTCTCGGTCTTGCAACGGTTCAACTCACTCAACGTAAAGATATAAAACGTAGCCGAGATCTTGTTATGAAGTTGTGGGACGAGATCGGGCTTATCATCGAATCATCCGAAGACTTTTCCAAGCTCGGAGAGATGATGCAAGGCGAGGGCATCAATAAGCTTGGAGAGATATACAAAAAAGTAATCGACCTTCCGTCTCGCATTGATGGCGCAAAGAAGCTTTCAGACGCACTAAAAACTCTCATTGGCCTCGAAAGAGAAGCCTTTAGTATTGGATCGGACGGAGACACCGGGCAGAAGAAAACCTTTGAAATGACAAGGGACGAATTGATGGCCATTGCGCTCGGGGAACAATCCAATGAGTAAGCAATCCCCAATTACTCCCGCCATGGCTGCAAAAGAAATCATTCGTCGTGATCGCGCGAAAGAATCTCTGCTCGACTACGCAAAATATATCACCATTCCCGGTAAGCCGGTTTCGGAAAAAGAAGACGAATGGGTATTCTCGCCGGTTGAAACTGGCTTAGCTGCTCACCACGCTTTAGTCCTGAAGGTTTTTGAGGACCTGGTCAATAAGGTTATTCCTCGGGCAATGATTTTCATGCCGCCAGGTAGCGCAAAATCGACATACGGTTCAACCGTCGGTCCAACATGGGCCATGGGTAAGATACCAGGCTACAAGCTGATACTCACATCCTACGGTTCAGAACTGGCGAAGAAACACGGCAGGAAAGCCCGACAGATCGTTCGTTCTCCTGAATTCAAAGCGGTATTCGAGACGGAGCTATCAAAAGAAACTGGCGCGGCTGATTTCTGGACCACCAAAGCAGGCTCGGAATATATGAGCGGCGGTATTCTTTCGGGCATCACCGGCAACAGGGCCAATGGTTTGATCATTGACGATCCGGTTAAGGGCAGGCAGGAAGCCGACTCGGAAGTCACGCAACAAAGGACTTGGGAAGCATACAACGATGATCTTCGTACCCGCCTGATTCCCGGTGGATGGGAACTGATAATTCAGACTCGCTGGTCGGAGAATGATATTTCCGGCAAAATCCTTCCTGAAAATTACGACGGGCGCACTGGATTGATTGATTGCAGGGACGGGCGCCAATGGTATGTGCTATGTCTCCCGGCTCAACATCAAGAAGACTTCCCTCCAGATCCACTTGGCAGAGAGCCGGGAGAATATCTTTGGCAGGAATGGTTCACTCCTGAGCATTTCGAGGGATTCAAGAGTATTCGCAGGACTTGGAGCGCATTGTTTCAGCAACGACCGGCAGCCGATGATGGTACGTTCTTTCGGCGCGATTGGTTTGCTGATAAGAGATTTCGAGTCGGTGGACATCCACAGAATATCAGCAAGTATATGGTTTCCGATCATGCACCGGCAGGGGAAGAGAATAGCGACCCTAACTGTGTGCGGATATGGGGAGTCGATGAAGTCAACGATTTATGGATGCTCGGTGGATTCAATAAGAAAGAGACGCTGGAGAAGGTTGCAGATAAAGCGCTCAATCTGATCAGAGCACACAAGCCCTATTGCTGGTTTCCGGAGGACGATAACAACTGGAAGTCGGCAGCTCCTTTTATCAAGCGGCAGATGATTAAGGAAAAAACATATTGCCGGATTGAACCTATCAGCCCACATGGCCAGGACAAACCGACCAAGGCCCAGGCATTTCAGGCAATGGCAAGCATGGGTTGTGTGCATATTCCTGAAGGTCCGGAAGGTGACGAGATTATCGAGCAGTATATCAAGTTCCCTGCAGGCGCACACGACGAGGAAGTAGATGTCGGCGCGATCATTGGCAGAGCAATTGATATGGCTCATCCTGCTATCGTTAAAAAGGTCAAGGAAGTTGCGAAAACGCAGGCTGAAGAAGATTGGAACAAAGTAATGAAATCGGACAAAGGTGCTGGAGGGCATAGATATGGGAATTAGTATTATGAATTTGTTCTGGCTGATGCTGGTTCAATCGATGGTGATTGGCTTGCTGATATTGGCCGCTGTTCTTCTCGGGGGCGTGTTGGTATTCAGGACCAAGCGAGAGCAGCACGAAAGAATGTTCAGCCCGAAACCTGTTACCCGAAAAGTTGGCCCTATCCACCGTGATTCAGTGGCGAGTGATGTTGAAGTTGACGCTGATCCTATTTCAGAGATCGTCATGAAACAGAATGAGAGATTTGCCGCGGCACTGGCTAAAGATAAAATTGTTGGGGGAATTACTAAATGAAAATAATCTGCCCATACTGCAAGTGCAACTGCTTCGACACCACCGACAAATACAAGCCGGACGTTATCAGTCACGGTGCCATGTTCAAAGTTACTGACCATTACGCCACATGGGATGTTTTCCCGCAGAACGAGGACCAGACCTTTGGCACCTTGGAATGTCCTGAGTGCGGGAACCTGATGCATAATGGAGACGGTATCGTGCGGATTGAAGGTTATTCAACCAACGCTGATCATGTTCAGACTATTCTCGACGCTCCGGTAAAGATTGGAGCCAAAGAGGATAGCAAAGCAGAAGATATCAAGACGGAGACAGAAGAGATAGAAGGCTCTCTTCCGGAAGGAAAGGTCCATTGTCCTATTTGTAACGGGATCTTCTTTGAGAACCGGATCCACATTCATATCAAAGCTAAACATCCTGAAGTTGCCGAGGGTAAGTAATGCAAGAAAACTGGTCACTATCGAAACTCCCACCGGAAGGACATCAAGATGTCGGTATGTTCTTTTGGGAGCAATATAAGATATCCATAGAAGAGCGGGAAAGGCTTAATCTTCATGCTCGTTGGCTGGAAAATCACAGGCTATGGCGTAGTGGTGCGGTTAACCGCGGGATGCATAAGAAGAATGCTGTCGTTGCCAACCTGATCTTTGCCAACGTTAACAGAACAGTTGCCAATCTTACAGCCAAACAGCCGAGCGCTGAAGTTATATCCCTTGATGAAGCATATCTTTCTGATGAAAATGGGGAAGTCCTACTTGATGAGAAGGGTAAGCCACAAAAAGACGACACCGATTCAAAAGTAACTGCTCATATTCAGACATGGTGGAACGAGTCGGAGCAAGAGTTATCCCTTGTTGACACTTGCCTGAACATGGAGATTTACGGACCTACTTTCGAGAAGGCTGTATACAACCGACCAAAGAAACGGGCCGACATAGTTATTGTTGATCCTTTTGCCATTGTTGTGCCTCCCGGTAATTACTCCGATGTTAACGATATGCCATACATCGGCATGGCCTACCCTGAACGACCGGACGCCATAGAGACAAGATTTGGCCTTGAAGCTGGATCGATCAACACCGAAGATACCTACATCGTTCTTGGTACCGAGCGGGAAGATAACCGTCCTACCCTTTCAGGATCCACAGCCAACAGTTCGTCTCTTTATGGCGGCGCAACCATGCACCGTCGCAGCGGGACCAATGGGTCAAGCGAAACTGCATTGATTGTTGAGCTGTTCGTCAGGGATATGAGCAGAGAAGTTCTGGCACCGGCAGAGCTTGATGAAACCGGCAAAGAGATTGCGCCGGAAGAAACAGGCGACCTTATTTACCCTGGAGGAATCAGGCTCGTTACTCTCACCAACGATGGTAGCCTGGTGCTTCGTGACCGACCAAATCCGAACGTTAATCCGGCGCTCAGTCGTGAGCAGCAGCAAAACACCTACCTGTTTGACCACTATCCTTACTGGTTCGCCACTTCCTACCGTGACCCTTCCTCTATTTGGGGATTTGCCGCAGCAGAACAAGTAGGCGATCTGGCCGAGAAGATCAGCGAGTTGATTACCCGAATGTACAAGTATGTCGTTCGGGGCATGATGCCGCCGTTAATCCTTCCCCTTGATACCGGACTGACTGAAGATGACGTTGATAACGAAGCGGGTCTTATCCTCACTCCTATTTCAAGAGAGTCGGCACACGGAATAAGATTTCTTGATATCCCTTCATTGCCGGCCGATACCATTCGCCTTTATGACATGATGCTCGGCATGTTTGATCGAGCATACCAGATAGAGGACGCAGACCGGGGCGATACGCCAAGCAGGGTTATTGCCGCCTCAGCAATTGTTGCACTTCAGGAAAGAAACGCGGTCCTGATGAAGCACAAAATCCGCTCTGTTGATTATCTCATTCGGCAACGTGGCCGAGCGGCACTGTCGTTCCTGCAGAACTTTGGTGTTCTTCCCGAGACGGTCAAGGTCGGTGATGACATTGATTCAATTACCGGCGTTCAGCTTATCGACCGGAAGTTCAAGTATGTGGTGGAATCAGGATCAACCATTGCTCAGACTTCACTACAGGTCCAGGAACAAGCTATGGACCTGGCTAACAATGGACACATCGACTCTCAAGGCCTGCTCGAAGCACTGAATTTCCCCGGCTGGAAAGAGATTGTTGAACGTATGGCCGAGAATGGCGGTGATCTTGACAAGGCAGCACAGGCCTTTATTGCCGCAGGTATCGAGCCTGATGTCATGAACGAACTTTTACAATTAGCCATGCAACCGCAGGGTCAGCCAGGAGGGATGATGTAATGCCGGTCTACGATTACGAGTGCAAACATTGCGGCAACAGCCAGGAGGCTTTCTTTAAGATTGGCGACAAGCCCGATGACATCCCCTGTGTGTGCGGCAAGGAAGCTGTCAAGGTTATGAGCAATTCAATGGTCCTTGGTGACGATATGCCTGCATGGATGCGCCACCGGGAAACCCTTGGTTGCCTGCAGTCGCCAGTCGAAAAACCAATATCAAGCCGTAGCGAATATAAGCGCTACTTAAAACAAAAAGGAATCGCTGAAGTTTAGGCGGTCAAACAGAGAGGGCAACCGCTATGCGATCCTCGGAGGTAGTACGGATGAAAGTAGAAGATATGTCACCAGCGGGAAGCATCAATATTAATCCTTTAGAGGATGTTGTCGAGAAACCCGCAGCAGTAACACCGGATCCGGAGAAAAAAACTGAAGAGGCCCCTGTAAAACAGGATAAGCCGGAAGCAGGCGAGGACCGGATGACCAAGCTCGAAAAGATGTTTGAAGAATCACAAAAGATGATCGGCAAACAGTCCAACGAGATTGGCAAGTTGAGGGGAGAATTACAGACCAATGCGCCAAAGACGGAAGAAAAACAGAAAGGCCCGTCGGAGCAGGATCAAATCAAGACAATCCTCAAGGCAGTAGATGACGGTGAGATGGACATGCAGGAAGGCATGATGAAAGCTCTCGAACTGAATACCAACCTCACCACCGCTCAGGTGATGACCAAGTTCGGTAAGATGAAGGAAGAGGAAGAGGTAGGTAAAGCTACCCAGGACTTTCATACAAAGAATCCTGATTACAAAAGCCTGGTTGAAAGCGGTGCTCTTGACCAATATCTGCAGGACGATCCTATGGCCGATGAGTATGTCGCCTATAAGTCGTACAAGGCAGACGAGAAGGTAAGGACCCTCACCGAAGAGTACGAAGCAAAGATCGCAGCTGCCAAGACAGAAGGGGCAAGATTGGCCGATGGGTCAAAAGGTGCCGCCGATGTCCTTGGCAAAAGTGGAGCAGCAGCAAGAGACACCGCTACAGCTCCAAAGCAATTCCAAACCAAACAAGAAGCTACGGACGCGATGATGGCCACATTGGCCGGTATGCGTTCCGGAGCATAAGGAGTAATACCCCATGTTCACAATCGATGAGCTCAATGCGTTGACCAATACCTATGTACTCGGTCAGCCGAAAGACATCCTCTTCAAGAGCAACGTGCTTTTGTACAAACTCATGAGCGGAAAAAGAACCGTTCCAGGCGGCAAGCAGATTGATTGCCCACTGGAACACGGCGCAGCACATACCGGCGTTTACGGTAATAGCACCCGCATTCCTACAACCAAAACCGAAACCCACAACAAGGCGTATTTTGATTGGGGTGGTTATTTCGGAGCGCAGACAGTCGATCTTACCGACCGTGTGCAGAACAACGGCGATGCTGCCCTGGTGAATCTGGTTCAGGCCAAGTTTTCCAATATGCAGAAATCCCTGAAGCAGAAGATGGGTACCGGAATCTACCTGCTCGACCTGGTTGAAGGTGTTCTTGGTTTTCAGGGGTTGGCTGCACTGTTCAACACCACAACCTCTGTTGCGTATGGCGGGATCAAAGAGGCTGATGTTGCGCTTTGGAAAGCCAATCTGATTACCGATGCCACTACCGCTAACTTTGCCGGATTCCAGGCAATCAGACTTCCTGCGGTTGTCGATACCACCAACGAAGGTATGCCCGATCTATATATGACCACACAGGGTATCAAGGATTCTTTCACCAACTCCTTGCAGACCAACGTTCGGTATCAGGACACCAAGATGGCCGATGCTGGTTTTGCCAACATCCTTTTTGAAGGTGCTCCAATCGTTGCCGACCTTAACCAGACCGCGAAGTATGTCGATGCATTGAATACTCGCAACCTGGAATTCGTCAGCCACAGTGATTTCAACTTCACTACCCCGAAATGGGAAGCAGACCGCACTCAACCTGATATCTGGACTGCTAATATTCGGTGGATCGGCCAGTTGTGCAATAAGCACCGCAAGTCGCATTGTCGGGCTAACAACGTAACTTAATCGGTCTGTTTATACGATGATCATCCGGGCCGGTAAAAGCCCGGATGATAGATTTCTATTAAAATTTTGAGGTATCTAAAATGAAAATAATTTCTGGAATGATCGCGGCTGCTACCGGAGCGGGGTTCACTCTTGTCCCTGTCCCGGATAATATGACCGTGTTGGGATTCGACGTAACGCCAAGCACAGCTACGGGGAGTGCGTCCACTGTCTCTTTAAAAAGCGGGTCCACTGTCCTTGGCACTGCTCCTATTTTGACCGCAACAGCAAAGGCAGCAATAATTAACGGCGCAATGAGCTCCACACTTGCCACACGGAAAACCCTTATTACCAAGGCTGTTCCGTTGGAAATAGCGGTAGATGCAAGAACAAACTCTTCTGCCATCTTCTTCACCGTCTATCTGGACGAATTCGCCCTTCAGAGAGATTAATCAATGAAGGCCAGCGATATAATTTTAAAAGTCGCTGACAAGTGCCTGGATACCTCGTTTTCGGACGAGGATATCCTGGCCTTGATCAATGAGGCGAGA